ATAAATCGTCATCTCCATTGTTCAATATAGCTTCTTCCGCAACCTTAATTAGTTCAAGAACTGCTACGTGCCCAGCTTGGATTATATTCTGTTTCGTCTCCTTTACGTTCATATTTAATTACAATATCATTAGATTTCATACAGTAGAGTCTTTGATCATCTATAATAAAGTCAAATTCTCCGTCAGGGGTATAACCTACTAGGTCTCCCTCGTTTATTTTAAGCGCTTCTAAAGAACTATTACCATACTTTAGTATACCAATAAGCTTTTGCTCTTTATCTAGTCTTAAATCATCATTATTTTTTAGTGGTTTGATAAAGCATCTATCACCAAAAGTCTTCCAATCTCCTTCATTTTTATATAAGTAAATTTGATCTATATCACAAAAATACATGTCATCCATGAAATAGGATCTGCTGTTCTTTTTATCACCTCTAATGTCATAGAATACTCTAAAAACATTATGGTGTATTACAACTATATCACCTACTTTTATCTTTGTCGAATAAGCTAGCGGCGTAGATACTACAACCGCTAAATTATTCACAGATTTAAAACTTTCTATCTTTGTATTAAGTATAAGTTCTTTTCCTTCTACTTTAATTTTGTTATCGTATCTTTCACCTAACGGTTTTACGATAAAATTAAATACACTTTTCATTAGTATTCTAAATCGTATTCTACAGATATAGCCATGTTAGCGTTAAACTTCTTCCACGGCATAACTTCATCTCCTTTTTTTATATAAATGTTATAAGAAGAATCACTACTGTCTGCTTTTATATAAGCAATTTCGTGACCACCGTATACTTGCTGACCGATTGAATAATGCATCGCTTCATTCTTATAATCAGTTCCTATACTTATCTTTCTAATAACAGCATCCATAATTATGCTTCTGCTTGCTTAACCTCTTCTTCAGCTTCAGTATAAGAACCGTCCTCTAAGTTAATGTTAATAGATCCGTACTGCGCTTGTAACTCAGATTTAAAACCTTCGATGTCTTTATTAACATCTGCTAATTGGTGTAACAATCCGTGTTTCTGTGATTCTAACACTCCTACGTTAACTAAAATCTGATTAAGTTCTCTTTGGTTTTTAACAAGAGTTTCTAATTGTTCTGCTGTAATCTTTTTTGTTTCTGCCATTTTCTTTAATTTCATTTGATTGTTTTTTATTTTTTAAATATTTTGTTATAGATACCGTTTTTTCTTCTAACAATACCTCCTTTTCTAATAGGAAATTCTATAACAACATCTCCTTCGAACGAATATTCGTTTTCAGGTTCCATTAACTTAGAATTACCTTTGTTATCAATACCTAATACAGGGAAATCTACATTTTTCATTGTGATCTCCCCGCTAGGTATTACATTATAAGGTCTATCTTTGTCAGGACTATTTCTTTTGTAACCTGTTGTAGATAGATTTTTCATTATTATTTATTTATAACAAATTCTTTTCTAGTCTTGTTTGTTTTTGGGTCTAAAACTTGTTGGTAAGAACCGTCTTTATAAGGAGAACCTGATTTTCTAGTTTCGTTAGCTTTCTTATTACCCATAGCGCTAGCCAAGTAATTGAAACCTTCTTTACGCATTTTACTATCAACTGAGATACTATCTTTTTTAGCTTGTCCTTCGGTAGCTTCAAGTTTAATTTTTCTTTCTAATCTACCTCTAGTTTCTTCAGCTCCTTTTCTAATCATAGCTGATTTAGCAGCATCGTCAGAAGCTTTTTGTTTCTTTTTGTTAGCAATCATAGATTCTACTTCCTTGTCTACTGCTGTTTGCTTGAATGGAGAAGGAATTCCGTGTCCTGTCTTTGCGTTATTACCTCTACCTGGTTTTTGTAAGTATGCCATTTTGTTTGTTTTAGTTTATTGTTTTAATTATTTAATCTTTGTGTAAATTATTACAGATGCTCCATTTTCGTTAATGGTAACACATCTCATTGTTTTTTTGTCAATAAATGTATAAGTGCTTTCTGCTGCCCAGTTAGTTTCTTTGAATATAGTTTTAATTGATACATGATCATCATATACTTTAAAACTTTCTGTATCAAAAGCATCGATTGTTTTAGAATCTATTTCTTGAACTTGTAAAACATCGTTAGCATCTTTCCAAAAAAACATCTGGCTAGTGTTTTGGTTTGGAACCCAGTAG